AGGAGCAGTTTAACTTTCCGCCAAGTAAAATCGAAGAGGGTATTCAACTTCTGGAAAGCGCAGACAAACTAATTGGTCATAATATAATTGGGTTTGATATACCAGAGATTAAGCGGCTGCATGGCGTGAACCTGATGAGTAAAAAGATTATAGATACTCTGGTACTATCTAGATTATTTAATCCTATTCGGTCATCACATGGACTCAAGGCTTGGGGAGATTATTTAAACTTTCCTAAGATAGAGTTCAACGATTACAGTAGGTACTCAGATAACATGATGAAGTATTGCGCTCAGGATGTGCTTGTAAATTATAAGGTCTATCAATCCTTAAAGGGAGAGAGCAAGGGCTTTACTTCCGAGAGTGTTAATCTTGAAACGGAAACTTATAAAATAACTTGTAACCAAAGAGACTTCGGTTTCTTTATGGACCAAGAAGCGGCTCAGGATTTGTTAACTTATTTTAAGACTGAACTTATAAAAGCCGAAGACGAGGTACATAAAACTTTTAAACCTAAAGTAATCGAGCGTCCATTAAAGGCACAACACACAAAACAAGGAGTGTTAAAGAAATTAGGTATTGATGAGGAGGGAAATCAATCTAGGCTTACGGATGAAGAGTATGCCGCTATGACCAAGGGGGCTGATGTTATAGTTAGAACGACTAAAGAACCTTTTAACTTAGGCTCACGCCAACAAATAGGACAATACTTACAGGAGTTCGGATGGAAGCCGCAAGAGTTTACTCCTACGGGTCAGCCTAAGATTGATGAAACAATACTATCTACAGTAAAAGATATTCCAGAAGCAGCTATCATTGCTAGGTATCTGATGTTACAGAAGAGAATAGCTCAGGTACAATCTTGGCTATCATTTCTAAGGCGAGATAGAGTACACGGTTCAGTAATCTCGAATGGTACAATCACTGGTAGAATGTCGCACCGTGACCCTAACCTAGCACAAGTACCAAGCATAACTTCACCTTACGGTAAAGAGTGTAGGGCTGTCTGGTCAGTACCGAGAGGATACAAACTGGTAGGTATAGACGCAAGCGGATTGGAATTACGAATGCTTGCACACTATTTAAATGATAAGGAGTTTATAAATGACATTCTCAACGGAGACATCCACACAGCTAATCAAGCTAGGGCAGGACTTAAATCAAGAACTCAGGCTAAAACTTTCATATATGCCTTCCTCTACGGAGCAGGAGATGCTAAGATTGGAAGCGTGGTTGGAGGAGACAAGAAAGCAGGTAGAAGAATTAAGCAATCTTTCCTCAATAATTTTCCAACACTTAAGTCTCTTAGAAATAGAATTACAAGAGAGGCTGAACAAAATGAATACATCAAGGCGTTAGATGGACGTAAGATTTTTATAAGAAGTTCTCATGCCGCACTTAATTCTTTGTTGCAGGGAGCAGGAGCTATCGTGATGAAGCGAGGTTTAATTATACTTAACGATATGCTTCAAGACAGTGACGTTGATGCGAATGTCGTAGCCAATGTACACGACGAATGGCAAGTAGAAACTTGGCATGAAGATGTAGATAGACTTGGGGAGATGGCAGTAAACGCTATACGCCAAGCAGGAGATTACTATAAACTTAACTGTCCGTTAGATGCGGAATATAAAGTAGGAGAAAACTGGAGTGAAACCCACTAAAAATGACCGAAAGAAGTTTGACCTAGACTTACAGTATGGAGAGATACGAGAAGATAAAGTACGAAACATGCTTGAGAATAAAAAGATAGAAGTCAAATCCGAAAGAGATATGTGGATGAGGACAGGCAATATCTGTGTCGAGTACGAAAGCTATGGCAAACCTTCGGGCATTAAAGCCACAGAATCAGACTACTGGTTTCATAATCTTTGCGTTGGCGACGTAGAGTTTTGTACTCTGGTATTCGATACTAAGATGTTAAAGAAAATTGTGAACGACTTAGATACTTTTAGAACTGTATCAGGTGGAGACAACAACGCAAGCCGTATGTTTCTAGTTAATTTACAAAAATTATTTTCAAGCGATGTCATCAAAGCATTTAAAGATACCCTTGATAATGAAAAACAGGAGGCCCAACATGAAAAATCTATCGACGCTAGTTGAAGATATATATAAGACTGTCTCTGATTTAAATAATGGAAACAAACAAATTCCTGATGAGATGTTAGAGTCTTTATCAAAAGGTATTAGCGGAGCAGTCAAGGCGTGGGCCTCCCCTAAAGAAAACAAAGAGTTTATTTTAAGAATATCTAACGTAGGTAGACCTGCTAGGCAGTTATATTATAATAAAAAATATACTAGTAACTACTCACCCGATGCTCCGACGCTTATTAAATTTCTTTATGGGCATTTACTAGAGGAACTTCTTCTGTTTCTAGTGAAACTTTCAGGACACACAGTTACGAGTGAGCAAAAAGAAATTACTGTAAATAGTGTTAAAGGACATATGGATTGCAAGATTGATGGAGAGGTTATAGATATTAAGACTGCCTCTGGCTTTGCATTTAAAAAATTCCAACATGGGACTCTTCGGGAGGATGACCCTTTCGGTTATTTAAGTCAGCTTGCAGGATACGAGAGCGCAGAAGGCACAGACAATGGAGGATTCCTAGCTATCAATAAAGTATCTGGTGAGCTTGCGCTATATCAACCTGAAGAATTAGATAAGCCTAATATAAAAACAACCATAAATAATATATTAGATTTATTTAAATCTCAGGAGGTTCCTGAAAGATGCTACCAACCTATAGCCGCAGGTACAAAAGGAAACATGAAACTTCCGAAAGGATGTACTTATTGTGATTTTAAATTTGAATGCCATGAGGATGCGAATGATGGAGAAGGGCTTAGAGTATTTAAGTACGCGAAAGGATTAGAATACTTTACGAAAACTAAATCTATTCCTAAAGTAGAAGAGGTTCTTCGATGAAAAAGAAAATTAAAAAACAAATAAACAAAAGAGCAAGAGACATTCTAATCGAATGGTTAAAGAGTATTGTTGATGAAGAAGAGGCCGACCAAATAACTAGGGAAAATTTTAAAAAGTTTCTTCCCAAAGATACATACATGCAAGTACAAAAAACTTATTACTTATCTTTCTATACTTTTCGTTGGGCAACACAAAACATTAAAAAATTAATGAAGAAAGGAATGTCATTAAATAAAATTACGTTGGAGGATTTACAATGGATTCTCAAGAAGCGCAACCAGAACACCCAATCGAACATATTATAATTGCTTATGCCGCTACGATACAGTTGCGACAAAACCAATTTAATTTGGAAGAATTATTATTTTTACAGGAGGCCATTATGAAAGCTATTGAAAAGCAGGAACGAGAACTACATTGAAAAGAAAACCTAGAGTAAAACGCCCACGACATAAACGAGTTAATGGATACGATAGTATTTGGGAGTACCTACTTCACGATACAATTCTTAAAGATTGGAGTCACCATACAGATAAAGTTAATTATGTTGTAGAACATTCTTACGAACCAGACTTCGTTAGGACTTTACAAAACAAGAAGATTCTGTTAGAATCAAAGGGTAGGTTTTGGGACCACGCAGAATACTCAAAGTATAAGTGGATACGAGAAAACCTTCCAGAAGATACAGAGTTGGTTTTTCTTTTTGCTAATCCTACTGCTCCTATGCCAAACTCTAAGATACGAAAAGATGGAACAAAAAGAACACACGGAGAATGGGCAACTACAAATAATTTTAGATGGTATACTGAGGCTACCCTACCTGATGAGTGGGTAGATATGAATGCTAGAGAGTCCAATGAATTTAATGAACGACAACATAACCTTGACAAAGAGGAAGAAACCTATGCGAGATAGCAAATTAAATGAAATAACTCCCGAAGAGTGGGACAGTTTAAAATACAACGAAGATAAACCAGACCCTCTTCTTTCGATTGAACAGAGAAGCTACGAAGATGAAGCACCCAAATCATCTTATGAATTACGAGAAGAGGAAGTTAATCATCCACAACATTATAATACAGGAAGCGTTGAGTGTATTGACGCAATAAAAGCGATGTTAACCTTTGAAGAATTTGTAGGTTATCTGCGTGGCAATTCTTTAAAATACCGATGGAGATTTCGTTACAAAAATAATCCTATTAGTGACCTTGCA